AAATAGTAAATGGATTAGAAACTCTTAATCTTCCAAATGCATCATAAGCATTTGATCCATTTCCACCACCAATAACTGTTGGTTCTACATTTACGTTATTACATCCTTGGCTCATATTACCTCATTGTATACCAAGAAACTCTTTCGACTTCTTGTTTTAATTCTTCTTGAAAAGAAGAATTTAATTTATCTTTCATTGTTTGTAAAGATTGAGACACTTGTCTTTGATTTTCTTCAGTGTAAATTGCTGTAGGTTCCGGTATCTGTATATCAATTCTAGCCATTATCTTCTTCCATCAGGTTGTATATCAGCTCTAAAAGTCCCATATCTCCAATTCTGATCAATAGAAGTATTTGCTATTTTTAAACTAGCTGCTCTTCCTCTTGCTCTAGTGTCTACTTTATCTGTAGATGAGTTGACTGTGAAAGGGCCTAATGGAGATGATGAAGAACTGTCCGTAGAATAATTTCTAAGGTTTATTGTAACTTGAGCGTCTCCTGTTAATAATTTAAAATCAGGTAGAAATCTTCTCATACTCATAAATACCTCACCCTCTGTTATATCAAAATCTCCAGATTGTATAAATGCAGGTATGGCTGTTTTATTACCTAACGAATCGACTTCATTGTTTCCTATTTCATGTGCATAATATGTTGTTGCACCATTAGTATTTGTTACACCTTGTATTGTCGGAAAGCTCGGTGTCCCGGAGCCGTTGTATTTTGTTGCGTATGGGTTGTCGTATAATGTTGAATCATGCCAAGATGTTCTAGCTAATGATCCTGTTGTCCATGTGTTTTCTGTATAGTTATAAGTAACTACTCTATCAACAGATGTTGATCCTGATTTTGCATAAAACCAAGTGATCTCTTCATATAAATGATTTAATCCTGCATAAACAATTTCACCTGCATTATAGTTAATCCCAAGATTATTTCCTTTATTTGTAAATACAAAATCTTCTACTAAACAAGGTACCGATTTAACAGTTCCGTCAAACACAAAAAAACCACCTGCTTGTCCCATCCACCATACTCTTCCATTAACATATTTGATTGCATGTTGACCAATCGCACCACAATTACTCCCAACTTGTCTAATAGAAAAAGTAAATGGTGGACCAACAAACTGCATCATATAAGCGGATGTGTCGGTTAATATTAATATATAATCTTTTGCTTTTACTGCCCCAATAATTTTTACACCAGAATCTAATCTAAATGTACCTGCTGTATTAGTAGAAGTAGGAGTGTAGTCTCCAATAGCTTCTTGATCTGAAAATCTAATAAACATTTTATCTTGAGCACCTGCATTATTAATTGTTCCAAGCATAATTAAATGTCTATCTCTTTCAGACACAATCGACATAACTGATTTAGTAGGTGCTCCAGGTATTACTGTAGCTCTTGTGCTTAAAGCAGTAGGAGCTGAAGCAATAGGATCCCAATAAAAACTTTTACCATTTTTAATAGTTGCAATAAGTTTTTGTCCAAAATGATCTAATGACCATGATGCTGGATCAAGAATAACATTTGATGTTGTTGAAGCTTCTCCCCATTCTCCAGAGCTCCAAGTGTCTGTACCCCAACCATAACCATAAGTTTGTGTTAGAGGTCCTGGTTTAATGTATGGATTAACGGTTGCTGACCCACTTGCAGAAGTTGTTGCTGTTGCAGCAGAAGCCATGGTTATTGTAAATGTATCTGCATCAGGTACTGATATAACTTCAAAAGTATTTGTTTCAAAGTCATCTGCTACATATCCTGCTCCAACTGGTGGAGTCACTGATGTAAATGTAAATAAGTCTCCTGCTAATAACCCATGAGATGCTTTATTTACAGTTACAGTTGCAGAAGTATCTGTTGTATCAAATGTACAACTGGTTAATGCTGTGTCTAAAGGTGTGATATCATAGAATCCACCTTCATAATAAATAATTAACGCCTTGTGTGTGCCAATAGCTGCATAGTTTCGACCATCTAAATCAGCCCAAACGAGTTGTTCTCTTGCAGCACCGACTAATGTTTGATCGGTAATCTGTTGCCAACCACCTATTTTTTCAGGGAGGCTATATCTAAATCTAACAAAATCTCCATCAGTCCACTGTCCTTCAGCGCCTGTTGCAGTTACTTGTTTATTAAATCCTGGTCTTATCTGTACGTTTGTTAATGGCATAGCAATATTTTACACTAAAAACCATTGTTAGTACATAATGTATAAATAATTAAGTAAAAGTAAATAAAGCTACTTTTCTTAAGCCCGAGTTAGGATAATAAAAAAAATGAGGTAAATTTTTAAAGAAAAAACATCTATATTTTTTAGGCTCTACTATTTGAAGTATTTGTTCATGAGATTTATTAGTAACAACAGTATCTCCAGAAGAATCATTAAGATATATAAATAATTGATTATGTTCATTAGGATGATCAGTGTGAATATTGCACTTATAAGAATCTTTTATAGGAGGAAAAACATTAATTGTGCATCTTAAAACTTTTGAAAAGCTGATACTATGTTTTTTACAGAACTCTGATAACATGTAATACAACCCTTCTTTTAAAGGACTGCCTTGATCACCTCTTCTGTCTAATACAATATGTTGAAAGTGATTTGCATTATCATAATCATGATGAGCTGATTTTACAAATTCAAACGTATATCTTCTAGATTCAAAAATATGGTCAAGCCATTTTTTTTGATCTTCATTTAAAAAGTTATCATCAATAATCATTTGTCTGCAAAATATTCTATTTCAATATACGCTTTATATTTCTGATCAGTACAACTGAAGTTTTGTATATCTATATTTGAATGTACTAAAAAAGCCCTATTTTGTTCTGGAAAAACATCTCCAACATTAAATACATTTAAGTGTCCATTATTTTTGTTTATAAAATAAAAACATTTTTGTGTTGGTTTTGGTTCAAAAGAATCTTCAATTTTTTTAATTAATTCAATTTTTTTTTCTGTTTTAGGAACAATACATATTTTTGCATTAATTATACTTCTATCTATAAAATTAATTAATGGTTTTATTACATGAGCAAAAGAGCTGTTCATTTGACCACCAAAATAAAGTATATGATTAAAAATAACACATTCTTGACTATCGTCAATATGAAAAAAAAATTCTGAACTTTTTATAAGTTTTTCTATATTTGAAAAAGCAATATTACTAATAGGATTATTTTCAAGTTTTAGCATTAATGTCTACCTTATGATCAAATGTAGTTGTATTCTTATCTTTATCTTTTAAACCCTTGTGCCACATAACTATCATATTCATTAAATTATTACTAAAATGTCTTAGAGCAGAAGAGGTTAAAGTAAGTTTTTTTTGTTTTATCATTATTTTAATTTCTTCATCATTAAATTCAATATCACACCCACCATCTTTATTTTGTTTAAATTTCATTATTTTTCTCCATATCCTAGCATTATTCTTTTATCATATTTATAGTCTTTATTTATACCGTTTGCATCAACATAATGTAAAAATACTTGACTTTGAAAATCTTCATTTAGTATGTCCCTACTGTGTTTAAGATCTATACCTAAATACAAAACCGCATCTCCTGGTTCAGTAACAATTTTTTTACCATCCACAAAAATTGGCCATTTATTTGCAGCGCCATCAATGTGTGCAGTTACACTTATTTCACAGGATGGTCTATCCGTATGTTCTGGTAATCTTGATCCATAAGTATACATTCTCCAAAAAGAATAAGTAGGATGTAATTCTAAACCCGACTCTTTTTCTACAACGTCTTTTTTATAATTTAATAATGATTCCATTAAAGGATCGGCATAGTAACCCCAATCACCATGATTCATTTCAATATCTTTTTCATTACATGGAATTGTATTTCTATGTCTTATTTCACAATATTTTGAAATTATAGTTAACTCATCTTTGTTAAAAAAATTTTTTATTTTTTTAAATTTAAATTCTTTTAGTGTGCCCATGCGACGATTGAATACCTTTCTCCTTTAGTAACTGGATTTACATAATGAGGATACATAAAATTTGAAGGAAAGACTATAAGAACATTTTCTGCATTTTTTATTTTTATAAAAGACTTTTCTTTATTTGGTAGAAAAAATTCTAGCTCTCCCCCCTCATAATCTTTATTTAACAAAAGGACAAAGCTTAATGTTCTATTTGAAAAATTTCCATCGTCAATATGTCTATTAAAATAATTGTCCTTACTGTATCTTAATAAATCAATTTGATTTATTCTAAGATGAAGTCCATCGATAAAAGCAGCTGATTCTATATATTTTCTCATATAATCGTTTAAATAAAAAATAAGAGAATTAGTGATTCTTACTTTTGTCATACTTTTAGTTTTAAAAGAATCAAGGTGTTCTGTTTTACTATTTCTTGAAGTATCGATTATGTTGTTTTCATTTGTTTTTGTTTTAAATACTTTTGAAGTTTCAATTTCAGAAAATGGAGGTTTATCTTTAGCATATTTTAAAATTTTATTTAAAGTTGTTTTATTCAAAGCGTCTTTATAAACTCTTATATAGTCTGATACATAATTTCCTTCTATGTCCATTTTACTTTCCTCCAAATTTTGTTTTTATAAAACGAAAAATTTTTTAAAAAAAATTTTAAATTTTCTTTATTTTTAATTTTATCTTCTCCAATTTCCATTTTCCAAGACTCTCTTTTAAAAGGTATTATTTGTACATATGGAGTGCCTTTAGAAAAAATTGTGTCTAAAACAGGATATTTGTCACCATTTATAGTAAACGGAAAATTAATATTAACTTTGTGAGAATCTGTATTTACTATACCTGATATAATAGAAAATCTATCGTCACAATTATTTAAAGGGGGAACAAACAAACAAGAATAACCAGGTGGTGTTTCTATTTTCCAAGGGTTAACTATTTTATATATACCAAAATTTAAATTTTTTTTAATAAAAGGAGCTCCTTTAGCTTGATCTACAGGATGTGGAAAACTATTACTATCATTATTTACTTGTATTTCCACACTTTCTGGAAATCTTTTAAAATCCATTGAACTAAATCTTTGTCCTTCGTCATTAAGAACGTTATGTTTAATACTTAAATCAATAGGCAGTTTTAATAGGTACCCGGTAGTTAGAGAATCTAAAAAAGGCATACAATGTTTTATGGTCATATTTTTTATGCCATTATTTAAATTTTTAAACCACTTTGGTGTATTTAATTTAATTGGTTCAGGGTAGTCTTCTTTTAAAGAAAGATATTTTTTATCACAAGTAAATTTAATTTTTTGTGTCATAGCGAAAGCTATAACTTACTAATAGCTATATGTAAAGAGTGTTTATTTAGTAGGCAATTCTAGTAAACTCTTATAACTTATTGAGTTATCTTGGCAATATTCTTCCCAAGATTTACCAAGAGGCCAAGTAACTGAACTTACATCGAAATTATCAAGATAATTTTTGTAACTAGTCCATTCAGAAGTTTTTGGATGTTCTGGGTGATCTTCAAGCCATTTACCTATTTTTTCAGACAATTCATTATGATGAGTAATTATAGGATCTTGGGCTCCTCTTTCTTCAGCTGGAATAACAGGTTCATCATGTACAAAAGTAAAATTTGTTCCATCATAAGATACAATTGCACTGTGACCAGATTTTATTTTTATAAAATCTTCTGAGGTTACTTCTATTATATTCACATTTGGTTGATCTACATAATATTGTTTATCTGCACTATTTTCTACAATAGAGATTAAACTTTGAGAGTTTGTTGGTTGTAAAGAATTAAAATAAAAATATGCCATAATCAATATCTCCTAAGCAAGAATAAAAACTAAACCACCTTGTCCGCCGCCACCGCCGCTTAGACCGTTACCTCTATTTCCTCGTCTACCGTTATTAGTAGGGCCATAATTTGGACTTTCTACAGGACCAAAACTTTGATTTGATCCAGGAGCGTTACCACTTGGTCCAGTGGATGAATTACCTGGACGGTATCCTCCGCCACCGCCTCCTGCGTTAGCCGTAGCAGTTCCTCCATTATAAGCTAGTGTTGTTGCATTTCCTGCATTACCTGGATTTCCAAATCCGACACCACTATTATAAGGGCCTCCACTTCCTCCACTTCCAGAAGCATATGGATATGAAGTTGATGCAACTACAGGTAAAACAAAATAACCAAAACCTCCACTTCCACCATATCCTCCAACATTAGGACCACTTGATCCGCCTCCGCCGCCTCCGCCTCCGCCGCCTTTTAAAAACGCAGCCATTTCAGAAGCTGATGCTGGAGTTGTAAAGTTTCCACTTCCTGTTGAATTTATTCTAACCGCAGTTAAACCACCACCCGCAGAACCTGCTGATGCAGCAGTGATTCTACCTTGTTGATCAACAGTAATTGTTGCAACTTCATATTCACCTGGTGTTACAGCAGTGTCTGATAATTGATCAGGGCCAACAGCATCGTTTGCTATTTTTGCAGTTGTAATTTGTAAATCTGAAATTTTTGCAGTTGTAATTGCGTTGTCAGCAATTTTGGCTGTAGTTATATTTGCGTTTGAAATTTTTGCAGTAGTCACTGCGTTGTCAGAAATTAATGCAGTTGTAATCGCTGCGGCTTCAATTTGAGCTGTAGCAATAGTTCCGCCTAAAGTGTTTAAAGAAATTTCTGTGATATTAGTTCCATCTGAA